TCGACATAGACCAAGACATCAGCCGACTGCGCCGTGCGTTCGACGTTGCCGATGAACCGCTTCAATCCACCGGGGTTACCCCGGCTTGGGCAAAGGACGCCGATCACCGGAGAATCCAGACGTCGTTCATGGCGTTCCTCGCCGTCTTCTGGTAGCCGCGGGCTTCGAGATAGAGGTCGATGGGACCGACCCTGTCCCAGCATTCAGTGATAATGACCTTGGGCCTCCAGCGTTCAAGGCTGCAGCCTTTCAGCACGTCCAGCTCCGTTCCTTCGGTGTCGATGCACAGGGCATCCAGTTTCGGGAACTGCCACTTCTGCATCAGCGAGTCCACCGTCTCCACCCTGACCTCAAACGACTGCCACTGGTTCTTCGAGGCGTTGTCTTTGATGAGGTCTTCTCGAGTAGTGGGGTTGAGCGAAGATAGGGCTTCCAAGTTCTCCAGATTGGCATGGAACGTCGCTGTGCCTTGGTGATCCGAACAGGCACACATCTCAACAAAGGCCCTCGAGCCCCGGATATATGGCTCGAACTCTGGATTGGCCTCGACCGACAGCACCGTCCAGAGATGAACCAGCTCCAGAACGTAGGTGCTGCTGATGGAGATGCCATCCGAGGCACCGACGTCGATGGCGTAGCCACGGTAGCCTTCCGGGAACTGGTCCAAGATGAACTTGGAAAGATGCCCGTTGGGAGGCAGGGGCCGCTTCCGACCGTCCGATGGAATAAAGACCGGCGGCTCGTGAATCACGATGCCACCGCCTTGTAGCCCAGCCCTTCCATCGGCTGCGTCTTCGTCACCGTTTTCGACTCGTACATCTCTTTACGAAGCGTCGCAACGACGATGGGCAGGTCCCGCGAGACGAAGCTGAAGAACGCCTCGTAGTCCTTGGCCCTGACATCCTGGTTGGCGTTGGGATCGTAAGCATGCTCGATGTGGAACGCTGACTCAGGAGCATGGACGATGCCCGTCATCTCGCCGATCAACCCGGTGATGATGGGCCAAGCGTAGTGCTTCATCAGCGGGCAGGCGTACCAGCCGACTCGCTCAATCCACTCCTTGGACACGAATGGCATGTCCACGTGGTAGCCGTGGGGATGATGGGGTGAGACGACAGCGATGCGTCCGGGGAACCTTGCGATTGCCTCCAGCGTCCACTGGTCCCACCCCGGAGTCGTGATGCCGCTGTCATCGGTAATGAGCCCATAAGCATCGTAGCCATGAAAACTCTTGACCAGAGCATTCGCTGAAGCCACGGGACCGATACGATCCCCGTACATGCCTTTGACCCGAATCGGTTCGAGGTTCCTGAACGCGAACTGGTAGCCGCGCCACTGGTCCTCATCGACGTAGACCAGAACATCCGCAGCACTGGTGTCAAGAACCGACCTGATGGCATCTACCAACAGACCCGGCCTGTCGCGGCTCGGTATCAGCACAGCGGCTTTCATGCGGCCTCCCACATCTTCACGCCAAGGTTAGCTGCCAACGCCTCGCGTCCATGGTCCTTGTGCCATGCATACCATTGCATGAACACGATACAGTCGTTGGCCCACGCTCCGTTGAGTGCCCCTTCTTGGCGATGTCGAATCCGGAACTCGTCCTTGGTGGCCCGGACCATGCAAATGCCATCCGACATCGCATCCACGACCGACGGCCACGCATAGTGCGAAATACCCGGATGGATGAAGAACCCAACCGCCTCAAAGTACCCACGAGTGATTGCTGGCATGTCACAGCGGTTCGCGCCCTCATCATCGTCGTTGACGAAAGACGAGATAGCGCACACCGGTTTCTTGCGCGCCACCCTGGTCACCCAGTCATCCCAACCTCTGGTCAGCATGACAGCATCATCCGTGAGCGTGGCCATGATGTCGTACTCCTTCTCCATGGCTATCTCGGACAGCTTTCGCCACGCACCCGCTGAACCCAGTCGCTTGCCCGTAGTACAGATAGCCCCACCTACGTCGGGATAGGGCTTGTCGTCATCATCGAAGTACGCCAACACATCCGCATCAGAGGTACTGTTGACGGACCTCACCGCGTCCAAGAACTTCCCCGGCCTTTCACGACTGGGTATCAGGACAGCAACCTTCATGGGATGAACTCGATGGTCGGTAGAGGCATGACGAACGTCGTCCCCGAATCCAGCAGCAGTCGCTCGCGCTTGACGAACTCATCCCTGAAGGCCCACGGCAACGCCATCAGGTACCGGGGACACTGGCTCCGCATCGCGTCCTCGTTGACGATGGCAAGCGTCGAGCCCGCGAGGTAGAGCCCTTCCTTGGCCGGATTGCGGTCTGCGATGCCGGCGAAGTGAGCATTGGCATCCAGGTACTGGAGCAGCACCGAACCCTTGGTAGAGGCCCCATAGAGCCATGTCTGCCCCGAGAGCGACATCGGGCCATGCAGCAGGTCCAGCATGGTCGAGCGCCACTTGGCGACGCGGTTGGCGAACCGTCTGCAGTCCCCAGCCGTCGGACGTCGGAACCCAGCCACTGAGATCGGGGTCACAACCCCACCCTGTTTGGTAGCCACCGTCCTCACCGAGCCGCCGTTCACATCGTTGTAGGTCACCGAGATGATGGACAAGCCATGGCGGCTGTAGAGCCTCGCCAGGCTCGGGACGTCGTAGTAACACAGATGCTCGTGGCAGATAGCGTCGAAGGCGTTCTTGTCCAGCATGGTCGGGGAATCGTTCAGCTGGTTGACCCACACCCCACCCGGAGCCAACGACTTGGCGATGTCGGATACGAAGTTATCGGGATCATCGACGTCGTAGAACATCGCCGCGGAGGTGATGACGTTGCACGCGCCTTGACGTCCTGAAACCAGCGCATCGTGAGCCGCCGAGAAAAAGTCCCCGATAACAACGTCTGCGATCTTGTGCAGATCCTCTTGGAAGGACGTCGCGGGCTCACAGGCGATGCGCTTGAACGTGTCCGGGACCTTAGATAGCAGGTAGCCATCGTTGGCTCCGATGTCGAGCCACGTCCCTTCCGAAGCAAAGTTGAGCGTTTCGCTCACCAGGTCGTCGAGCGCAGCCCTCATGCTCTGGTTCACCGATGACCGGTACCAATAGGTCCGGAACATCCGGTTGTGGTCAACAGTGTGCAGCAACTGGAGCAGGCCGCAGGTCGTGCAGCGAACCATGTGGATGGGCGCTCTAGGGAGGTCCGGGTCGAATGGGTCGGAGACAAAGCCGACGAGGAACTGTTCGCCCAAGTCGAGAACCGTTTCCAGTTCGCCCTTGCATGACCTGCAGGTCGTCCGCAGGTGGTAGATGCGGTTCGACGACCGCGAGATGGTGAGCGTTCCGTCTGCGCCTGCCGTGGCCTTGGTCTGGTCCTTCATGGCTTCCTCATCGGATCGGCTCCCGCGGCACTTCCTCCTGCCACCGACGTCTATCGTCGAAGTCATCGGGATTCATGCCGTCCACGTGAATCGGTGTCGCACCTCGGTCCCATGGGGTGCGCTGCTGCTGTCGTCTCATCGGCGAGTAAAGCTCGGGCTGCACCGAGTCGGAGTGAGCGTCGGCCCAGTCGATCTTCAACCTCGGGTTGACCGCGTACTGGCCGATGCGGGCCATCTGCTCGCAGAGCCTGTCGAGTCCGGGTCCGCCCTTGATCCAGCGCACGTGACCATCGACCCAGAACGTCGTCGCGGTGTGAAGGCGTTCGTACTTCTTCGTGGCTCCGCGTTCGAACTGGATGAACTGGGGCATGGGTTCATTCACGTCGGCGAAGAAGTTGGCAAGCGCCAGTCTCCATGAATCCTTTTTCCCGGCACGGGTCTTCTCGTCCGTGATGGCAAAGATACGAAGTCCCTGCCTCCGGTAACGCTGGACCGTGGAGACCAGCAGCTTGCCGAAATCCTCTGCGCGCATCGTGGCGTTGCCGAACCCCTCGATGACATAGATGTCCCCCGACCCATCTCTCGGATAGCCGTGGACGATCATCACCGTCTCGTCCTTTGACGTCACCTTCGTGCCGTCCGAGAATGCCGTGTCGCAGCAGATGGCGAAGCGAAGGCTCGACCACGGGACGTCCTTCTTCTCCACGGCGCATTGCTGGATCTGATCTCGGGTGATGGGATTCAACTCCGAGATGGAGGGATCGTTCATGACCTGGGCCGCGTACCGGAGCGGGTCCGACTTCTGGTAGCGGCGAAGACGCTCTTCGGGCCAGACGAGCGGCGTCGTCGGCTTGCCTTCCGTGTCCCGGCCCGAGAGGAAGTAGACGTGGATGTTGCCGTCCGGGTCGGTCGGGATCGAGTCCGTATCCATTCCTGAAACCGAAGCCACGCCCTGGCTTCTGAAACCAACTCCGAAGTGGTCCTCGGAGTCATATCGAGTACCAACCCAGACCACCAGGCCGTCACCCTGGACCACAGGGATGAGAGAGGTGATCTGCGAGTTGACCGTCTGGAGCCAGTTCGTGTCCGTCGTGAGCCGTTCGTACGAGATCGGGTCGTCGTAGAAGAGAGCATCGGGGTGACTGCCGGTGATGGACGTCTCAACGCCGAAGATGACCATCGACGGGTCCTGCCTCGACGTGTTCCGCCTCGCCCCATGCACGATCTCCTTCCCCGACCACTTTCTGGCCTGCCCCGACCAGTCCCCGTACATCTGCGTCCACCATGCGTGATGGTCTGAGCCATCCAAGACGGCCTTCATGGCCTCGAGCATCTTCTTCGCCAGGTCTTCCTTCTCAGCTCCTGTGGCCGTGGCGATCTCAGGGTCACGCAGATGGAGCCAGAGTTGTCCGGCTCGAGTCATGAGCGTGGTCTTGCCGATCTCGCGGTGAACTAGGATGGCGAGATGCTTCTGAAGCTTCAAGCCCTGACGTCGCCATTCGAACCACTCATCCACGTGCTTCTGGAACCAATCCGCCATGGGCTTGTGGACCTCGGGGTCGATCCATCGCCTGCCTTTGGGATTGTTCCACGCGCCGAAGCAGACCTTGAAAAAGAGCCAGAAGTCACGGCGGCACATATCCCGAAGCAGTTTCGTCGCAGCCTCGGAGTTCCAGCCGTAGCCTCTAGGCTTGAGGCGCATTGTCTGCCTCGTCGTCGGTCTTATCCGTCAAGGCGGCGGAGTCCAGTTCATGCTGCTTTCGGTCCAAGAGGATCTTCCGCGCCTGCTTCTGGCACCATGCCTTCTTGACCGCGATGCCCTTACCGACAGGGAATCCCGGAGGATAGCCACCGCGTTTCACCTCGGGGAACATGCGGTAGAACTGCTTCAAGGTCTCGGGCAGGACCGACTCGTCCATGTTCAAGTCGGTGAGTTCCAGCTTGGGGGCGGCGTGATTCACAGGACGCCTTGAATGCGGGAAGGCGCGACGATAGGCGAACTGCGTCCCGATCTGGCCCAGACTGGCCATCATCATCGACATGAGTTCCAGTTTCTCCTCGTCGCCCAAAGGCTCGGGAATCGTGGCGGCCCCGGACTCTCGATTGAGAACCAACTGCAACGCCCTTAGCTGCGCCGTGCCCTGACCGTTCCTCGCCACGTCAGAAACGAGTTCAAGTGCTTCCTCGAAGCTGATGTTCTTGGGATCGGTCATGGTCGGTTTAGCCACGAGCCAATGCCGCAGGACCAGTCAGAAACTGTGGGAAGATCTCCGTTGAACGAAATCGCAGACAAATCCCCCCCGACCCTCCAACCGACGTCCATGTAGATGTCCGGAGGAGCGCCCGCGCTCTGGTTCGTTCCTTCCCTGGCTATGAATGCGAACCCGGCTCCGAACTTGGTTAGGCTTCTTGTAGTGGGTCCGTTTACGCCTACCAAGCCGACCAAAAACTCGCCTGACGCTGCCGGCGTTGGCATGGCAGTCGAATCAAAGTGAGTGGACTGTCCCCCGATGTTGTTTGCGCCTGCGGTTTGGTCGCTGATCGTGGATGTATTCTTTGTTCCCCTGACCGCTATGACAACAGCCGCAGCGGCACTCTGTCCAAGAGCGAATGTGATCGAGACCGTCTTGCTACCGGTGGTGTTTGTTCCTCTCGTAAAGAAGTCGGTGTCCGGGTCTCCTCCGCCTCCAGCCAAGACCTGCGTACAAGACAGTCCGCCCGCAGTAACGTTCGCATTCGTCGTATTCGGGGACGCTGCGACGGCGATGACGATGACGTCTCCAGCTATCACTGCGCAGTTGGTGATTGTGAGCTGGGTCGTTACCGCCGAGGCATCATAAAAGTTACCTCTACCCAACACGCGGACGTCGTATGGTCCTGGACCTGCCCCGGCGATATGCCGATGCAATACCTTAAGCCGAGTCAGCGCTTCTCTGGGCATCGTCTCGTTGCAACCCGGGCAGGAGAACATCTTGGGTGGTGGCATCAACGTCAGCGGGACGTCGTAGCCGCAGGACGGACAATGCAGTTCGATTCGGCTCATGTCATGTTCTCAGGAGAAAGACAGCGTCCCTTGCCGGGACCGTGATGCTGGACGAGGTGGCGCCGTTGTTCACGGTCGGGTCGAATGATCCCAAGATACGCTTGTACGGCCACTCCATCGTGATCGAATGGGACGAGGTCATGCCGTTGACGATGACAGCGCCGCGATCAAAGCGTCGCACCCAAAGGCTAGAGCCCGAGTCTTTGGCTGCGAACTCCTTGGGCCTGCCGAGCCAGCCGCGATTAGCCGGCAGTCCAGCCGTATCGGTAACGCCAGCGGGAGTCACGGTATACTCGTCAGCCCAGTTGAAGACATCGGTAACATCCCCGTTGGCCCCGGTGTATCCGTGACCACCGGCGAGAGTGGCAGACCCCAGAGTGAACCGCTCCGCCCTGCGCCAGTCCGCGACATTGTAGGCCGATCCGAACGTGGCCTCTTCGGACTTGGTGAGAACCCCGCCGTTTGCAGTAGGACTCGAGCCCTGACTCAGCAAGGCTTGCGCGATGGCCAGATCGAACGTGGCGAAGTTGTACGAAGTCGAGTTCTGCACACCTCTGTCCCAAGATTCCATCACCTGACCATCCCAGTGGGTCTTGCTCGCATCCGAGGTGTAGTCGGCACCGTTGGCATAGACCAACCCCTGAAGCTTCATGCCATCGACCAGGTAATCAAGCCCAACAGTCTGCGCGGCATCCAGTGCAGCCTTGCTGCCGTATCCAGCACGAGCGAAGCCAGGGCCGCCGCTAAAGTTTCCAGCGGAGCCTTGGGCGAAGTCAAAGAACACACCGTCAGCCCCGGTGCCGTACTTCCGCCACAGGGCCAGCAGAGCCACCTTCGCTGCCCCGATGTCCACCCAGCAGTCGAGCGGATTCACGTTCGGGTAGGAGTCACCGTTCGTGTAGTAGAAACGAAGGTCTGGGGGTCCGACAACGAGCGTCCACTCCTCGCCCCAGATGGAGACGGTGGAGATGAACTGGAAGCGGTCCATGAGCGTGTCGTACCAGAGGATCTTCGTCGCGGGGTTAATGGCCTTGATCTGCCCGACGAAGTTCCGGTTCTCGGGATGGTCCGTGTTGGTGAATGGCACCTGCCTGACGACCACCATGTTCTGCTTCGCCATGGCGGAAATGTAGGTCTGGTCGAACACACCTGGCGACGTCATGAATGGCGTGCCATTGCTGGCGGCATAGAAGTACTGCCAGATCTTCGGGAAGTCGTTAAAACCACCGGTTACGAGCGACCCACCGCCTGCACCATGCGCCTGACCGCGTGGCGCGTACACCGCCATGCCATGCTTCTTCACCAGGTCCTCGGTGAGCATGTCAGCGCCACAAGACTCACAGTGATACCGCTCGAACCCCTTGTGTTCTCCGGTGACGTGGACTTCCGGGAACTTGGCGTCAGCGCCACATGCAGGACAGGCGAGCTTGGTCCGCATTAGTCCTGTTCTCCCGACCACGGAACGACGTAGACGTTGGCCACACTCATACCGAAGCGATTGGCCACAGTTTCCGCGCCATTGCTCATCTGCACCTGCGGGGCCATCATCTGAGCAACGGAGTTGATCATGTTCCCCGTCTCCTGCCACTTGATCCGCTTCACGCGATTCGACGGCTCTGAGTGAGAATCGAGCGACACGTCGAACTGGCTCAGTTTCCAGTTGGTGTTGATGACGTTCATCCCGTTTGGGAACGCCCACATTTCCCAGAGCAGCGTAACCCCGGCAGCCAGAATGCCTGGATTCAGGGCATGGGTCGTGACGGAGGTGGTCTTGTCAGCGGCCCCGCTGCTCCTGAAGACGAAGTTCAAGACATCCTGTCCGTCGGTCGTGTCGTGCCATAGTCCGCAGGTGTGCGTCGGCACGGTGTCCGACGTGCAGATAGCGGCTGCGTTGGCCGTCATACCGATGAACAAGCGCGCGGTGTTCTCGGCGTTCCACGCCTCGATACGGAAGATCGCCGAGAGATACCAGCCACCCAGGTACTTGTCGTTCCCGAGCCAGAACTGGTAGTCCCCGGCCCGTGAAAGCCTTGGCCCCAGCTCGTCGTTCGCGTTGCCGGCGTTCTTGTAGATCGTGCGCTTGAACTGAGTGTCGTATGCGGTACCCACCGTGGCATGCGTGATATTCCCGGTACCCGTGGTCCACTGGCCACCGAGCCCGGTACCGAGCCCGTCGACACTGTTGGGAACGAATAGCGCGCCGTTGAAGTGCTGAAGGCCGCGCTGCCACGGAGTCGTCGGTCTCATGCTGTGTACCCTCGCATTTGCCCACGATTCGTGACCCAGCGCGGGGTCGTGGTCTTGTTGCTACCGGTGATCGGGTCATGCCAATAGTTGTCGTAGGACAGGCAATGGACGCAACCCTCATCAAACGCTCCGACATCTCCGGCTGGGTAGAGACCCGAAACCCTGCAGTGAGTCACCGTCCCGTTCTTGACGCTGTTGAAGATGAAGAAGCGCTGGGTATTGCTCGAGCCGATGGTAACCGAGTGACAGTCTTCCATTAGAACGCTCGTGCATGAATCGCACTGAACCGTTGGGTGGGTAGAGCCGAGGCTCTTGGTGCTCTCGAAGTCGATACCCTTCAGCTCAACGCCGATGGCTGACTTGATGTAGACCTCGCCGGTCGCATTGTCCTCCATGTTCCCGCCATGGAAGCGGTGGAGCAACATCCCGGCGATACCATCCCCGCCGTCCGTCATCTCGACGCCAAAAGCCGCGTTGCCGTTGAAGGTGCAATCACGGAACGTATTGCAGTTGGTGCCCAGGTTGTTCTGTGTCGTATCGACGAACAGACCGGAGCCCGTATTGCAGAAGGCGAACGAACAATGATCGGCGGCGGTGATGATCGAGCCATCCATCCACAGGCCCACCTGCGGACCATCGCCCGATGGGGCCTTGCCGGTTCCATCAGCATTGCCACCGACCCTGACTCGCAGGAGATGGTTACGAGCCGGACCTCCACCCAAGAGATACATCTTCATTCCGAACGCCTTGCCGTTACCGTATGCCCACAAGTCCTGCATGTTGACGTTCGCAGAAGTGACGGTGACGCTGCCGGAGAGGATCGTGTTCTCCTTGCCCGAGCCAAGGAGTGAAAGATTGTTCTGGGAGATGGTGATGTCGCCCATGTAGATACCGGGCTTGAGCATGAGGTTCCCGCCATTGGGCAGGTTGTTGATAGCGGCTTGGAGTCCGGCTCCTGGAGGCACGCAGGTCCAGCAGGCCATTTCCTCTACATCCCCGCTGTAGACGACGAGGCCACGGCGACC